TCTGGTAGAATCGTTGTTGGTGCTCCTTATGATAATGATAATGGATTTGAATCTGGATCTGCATACATATTTGACCTTGATGGTAATCAATTAACTAAAATCACTGCATCTGATGGTGCTTCTAACGATTATTTTGGACGTTCAGTTGCAGTAGGATCTGGTAGAATTGTTGTTGGTGCTTATGAAGATGATGATAATGGATCTAAATCTGGATCTGCATACATATTTGACCTTGATGGTAATCAATTAACTAAAATCACTGCATCTGATGGTGCTTCTACTGATTATTTTGGATATTCAGTTGCAGTAGGATCCGGTAGAATTGTTGTTGGTGCTTATGAAGATGATGATAATGGATCTAATTCTGGATCTGCATATATCTATGAGACTCCGCAAGTTTATACTCTTTATGATGCGATTGATTTGCAGTCAGTTGGTATTACTACATTATAATAAATTGGTGTTATAATAAAGGAGGATTAAACCCCCTCCTTTTTTTAGGTTTTGGATGGAAAGGCAAGATTGGGAGGGGAAGCATTTAGATAAAGATATACTTATTCCTGGAAATAAAATATATTCTCCAGATAGATGCATCTTTGTTTCTAGTCTTATTAATTTATTAATTGACAAAGTGTGATAAAAAAAGAGGTGCATATCCTTTGGGAGTTTATTACTGTAAGAGTAGTAGTGGATTTCATTCTTATTTGAGTAAAGATGGAAAAGTATTTCATTTAGGAATTTATAATAATCCAATTGAAGCGCATAGAAAATATCAATTAGAAAAGTCTAGATATATAAAACAAATTGCTGATAAGCAATCTGATTATAAACTTAAAAATGCTCTTATTTGCATTTCTAATGGTATAATAGAAGATTATGAAAATGGTTTAGAGACAGTTAATTATCGATAAGGAGAAAGATGAATTTTGAAGTATACACAAAAGAAAATTGTCCTCATTGCTACAAGATTAAACAGGTATTAGAACTCACAGGAACAGAATTTGATACTTATAATCTTGGAGAGGACTTTACACGAGAAGAATTCTATGCTAAGTTTGGTAGGGGTTCTACTTTTCCGCAAGTAGTATGTGACAATAAAAAATTAGGAGGATGTGTTGACACAATCAAATTCCTCAGAGAACAACAAGTCATCAAGTCTTAACATAAATAAAAATGAAGACCACAGAAATCGTGGTATTGAATTCTTGCTTAATGGAGGTAAGAGAAAGCAAACAAGACCATTTCACATTATGTTTGAAAAGATGGTTTGCTTTCTGAGATGGAAAGTAAATATTCATTTTGAATTTTCTATCAAGACATCCCGGAGTAAGAAAAATGTTAGCAACTAGTTTAGTATTTGGTTCATTTCTGACTATTTTATTTCTCATGATGGGTCTGATGATTGGTTGGACTGCCAGAGAATACATGATGAACTATCGGGAAATTCCCAAGTTGCATCCAGAATTCTACGATCAAGATGGTAATGTTATTCCAGATGAAGTTTTAGCAGTATCTTTTAATCCCGATTATTTTGACGATAAAGAGTGTGATGATGAAGAGGAGGACTAAATAACAATACCTGTGTGGTTCGCATCTATCAGGTGAAAGGGTGCTTTGGCACCTTTTCTTGTATAAATACTATTGCGAATCACAACAGAGTAGAATGTATTACACTTACGCTTATTTGCGTGAAGATAGGACTCCCTATTATATCGGTAAAGGAACTGGTAATAGAGCCTATGTTTCACACAAAAGAAAAAAGTTTATTGACTCTAAAAACTAAATAGGGTATAATCATTTTAGATTTTGAATATTATGACGACAGCAACGAAGAAGAAAACGACAACGACTAAGGCAGTATCATTAGAACTTCCAAAGAATCCATTTGTTTTTGAGGTTTTGGATCTTGTTTCCAAACAGAGAAGCAAGGCAAAGAAGATTGAAGTTCTGAAGAAGTATGAGCACGTTTCTTTGAAGGCAACATTAATTTGGAACTTTGATGAGAGTATAATTTCTATGCTTCCTGAAGGTGAAGTTCCTTATTCTGGATTTGAGGATCAGGCATCATCAAATGGAACTCTGACCACTAAAATCACAGAAGAAGTTCGTAGAATGCATGAAATGGATTCATTTTCTATGGGTTCAAGTGATAAGAATGGTCACACTACAATTCGTAGAGAGTTTAAGAACTTCTATCACTTTCTTAAGGGTGGTAATGATGCTATGAGTGGTGTTCGTCGTGAAACGATGTTTATCAATATTCTTGAGGGACTTCATCCATTAGAAGCAGAGATTGTTTGTCTTTGTAAGGATAAAAAACTTTCGGATAGATATAAGATCACAAAAGAAATTGTAAGTGAGGCATATCCAGACATTACTTGGGGAAATCGTTCATAATTATGGCAAATCAATTGGGAAATGCTCCCATCAAAATAGAAGAGGAACAGTCTATGACCTCATGGACATCATCAGAAAAAGAAAACTCTAAATCCGTATACGGTTGTGATATACTGATAGAGAATGGGACTTGGGAACAAGTATCTACTAAAGATTGTCCTTATGATGCTATGATAATCACTTATGTGGTTGATGGAGAAACGAGATATGATTTGACTCGTAGTCAGAAAGAAGTTCGGATCTTTAATATGTACTGGGATAAGTTTCGTGACAATCTAAAGGGCATTGGTTTTGGTATGGGAAGAACCAATCCAAAACTATGGGGACTGGAACCACCACCCCCAACCAAAAAGCGGAAATAGTTCCAAAAAAGTCGGGAAAAAATCTCCAGCAATTTTTTGGTCTGTAGGGTCGATTATAAAATTGTCACAGCACCTCTTCACAGGGGTGCTTTTTCGTTTATAATACGGGAGTAGTCAATCACAATGACATGACACTCGAAATGATTCCCCTAACTCCATCTGATCTTCAAAGACCAAAAAGAATTTCACCTTTAGTAGATTGTAAATTAAAACTTTTTTTGTCTTGTATTAATGATGTTTTATTTTTAAATCCCGAAAGTATTTCTGCATTATCAGATGATGATCTTTCTCTTGTGGATGATGAAATTTGGTTTTTGTATTCAACACTTAAAGTTAAAAAATCTTATTTTGAGTCTTTAGATTTGCCTGAGTATCATGATGATTATGAACAACTTGAAAAAATTATAAGAAAAATGGTTATTGCAAAAAGATTTATCAAAGAGATTGATAGAGAAAAATACTTTCGTCTTTTTAAAAGGTATGATCTACTTTCCGACAAATATACGAATAGAGAAGAACTTAAATTTTTTATTCGTTCTATTAAATCTGAAATTAATGATTTGTTCACTAGTAAATCTCCTAGAATTTTTTCTAAAATGTGTGAATATATGCTTGATAATTATGGTGATGAAGCATTGAATAAAATGACAACATCCGTTATTTTTAACAAATTTGAGTGTGGGGTTGACTAAATACAGTATAGGGTCTATAATAGACCTATCGTTCATCAGAGGAAACTCTGACGCAAGTAAGTCGCGCAACGGTTCCGTTGATCCCATGTTAGAACTATTATTTTACACAACCCTCACCTGTCAGCAAACTGATGCTATCATACTGCGAATGCAGAAAAATGAGAACATTAGTAATGACTTTAGGATTGAGTTAGTTGAGACAATGAAGGAGTCAAATCCTGAATGTTATTGGGACGCACACGACTGAAGGAACGGCGTTTTAACAAACCCATTTCTTTAGGAGTAAAATCATGTCTACTATCACTTATCGTGGTGTTAAGTACAACCCAGAAGCATACAAAGCTGCTGTGTTGGCAGAGCAAACTGCAACTCGTAACCACAATCTCATGTATCGTGGTATCAAAATCGAACGCAAGTTTGCATCTAAAAGTTGATAATTAACGCACTTAACTTTCCTGAGGGTTGCAAGACCCTCTTTTTTTATGCTATAATGACATCGAAGTAATGTGGTATATGGAAAAAGAAAGAGTTAATTTGATTATTCGTAATTTGGAAATTCTTTTAGATTCTCTAAAGGCAGAAGTAAATTCTGATAGAGATGATAAGGTAGATTATAATCCATATAGTGAATATATTGAAGATTATGATGAAGTCTTTGAGGAAGAAAATGACTGAAACAAAAAAAGCAAAAGAACTTATAAAATTGCTTGAAAGACTGATAGAGAAAGATTACCTCTACAGTGAAGAAAGTATTAAAGAAATGAAATCACAATTGCGTTCGGTAAAACAGCAGATTGTTGATATAGATAAAAAGAACTCAAAAGGATTTGGAGCATGAATGTAAAATTGATCAGTGTTACTCCTGATGCAGAAAAAATGATGGGATATGTGGCACGAGTGTCAAATCCCTCTAATCAAGAGAATCCAAAGGTTGCGGGTCTTCTTAAGTATTGCGTTAAACATCAGCACTGGAGTGTCTTTGAGCAGTCATTCATGACTCTTGAGATTGAGACCACAAGAGGACTTGCGGCTCAAATCTTGCGTCATCGGAGTTTTACATTTCAAGAGTTTTCTCAGAGATATGCTGATAGTTCTCTACTAAGTACAAATATTCCTCTACCAGAACTTCGTCGTCAAGATACAAAAAACAGGCAGAATTCTATTGATGATATTGATGAATTTAAAGTTCAGAAGTATCAAATGTTGATGCAAGATTATTTTTCCAGAGGTATGGAACTATATCAAGAAATGCTCAGTGATGGAATTGCAAAGGAATGTGCTCGTTTTGTACTTCCTTTAGCAACTCCTACAAGACTTTATATGAGCGGATCTTGCCGCAGCTGGGTGCATTATATTGATTTGAGATCTGCTCATGGAACTCAAAAAGAGCACATGGATATTGCAGAAGCATGTAAAAATGTTTTTGTAGAGCAATTTCCAACAGTATCAGAAGCACTGGAATGGATCTAAATATTTTATATTGAGGTGAAAATTTTGGCAACATATCCGATTATTAATAAAGAAACTGGTGAGCAAAAGGAAGTCGTTCTGAGTGTTCATGAATGGCCAAAATGGTGTGAAGAGAATAGTGATTGGATTCGTGATTGGTCGGATCCATCCACTTGCCCCCAACCTACAGAAGTTGGTGAGTGGAGAGATAAACTTGTCGCAAAAAATCCCGGATGGAATGAAGTACTGAGCCGTGCTCAAAAAATGCCAGGTTCAAAAGTGAGTAAAATCTAATGGCAAGAAGAAAAAGAGCATCTGCAAATGATCAACCCATTGGAGTTGGTCTTTCAACAAAGCAGATGAAAAAGAAGAAACCACTAAGTTCTTCTTACTTAATAGACATAGACCCACGTAATGATAATCAAAAAAGATTATTTGATTCTTATAAGGAAGGAAAGCATTTAGTCGCATATGGTTGTGCAGGGACAGGAAAGACCTTTATAACCCTCTTTAACGCACTTAAAGATGTATTAGATGAGAACACTCCTTATGAGAGAATATACCTCGTGAGGTCTCTTGTAGCAACCAGAGAGATTGGGTTTCTTCCTGGATCCCATGAAGACAAGGCAGACATCTACCAAATTCCATATAAGAATATGGTAAAGTATATGTTCCAGATGCCAAGTGATGCTGATTTTGAGATGTTATATGGCAATCTCAAATCTCAAGAATCAATTAAATTCTGGAGCACATCATTTCTTCGTGGAACCACACTTGATGATGCGATTGTAATTGTTGATGAATTTCAGAACCTGAATTTTCATGAACTCGATAGTATCATCACTCGTGTTGGTGAAAATACCAAAATTTGTTTCTGTGGTGATGCTCGTCAGTCAGATTTGAATAAGGCAAATGAAAGGAATGGTATTGTTGACTTTATGAACATCTTGCGTAAAATGCCATCATTTGATATAATTGAGTTTGGTATTGATGATATTGTTCGATCTGGTCTAGTCAAAGAGTATATCGTAGCAAAAACAGAAGCAGGTTTTTAATGTTTAATCATGTTGATTTGAATCTCCCTACTCTTGAGAGGGAGACTATTGATGGAGTCAGATATTATTCTGTTCCTGATGAAAAAGAACTCTTAAAATTAGTTTCTATCACTTCGGTAACTAGTCATTATAATAAGGAGACTTTCGTAAAATGGAGAAAAAGAGTTGGTGATGAAGAAGCAAATCGTGTCACAAAGGCGGCAACACGTCGTGGGACTGATATGCACACTCTGGCTGAGTGTCACCTAAAAAATATAGAGTTGCCAAAAGTTCCTCCTATTTCTGATTTTCTATTTAAAATTTCCAAGGGCACTTTAAAGAACATTGACAATATTCATGCTCTGGAAACTTCCCTATATAGTAAGCAGTTAGGAATTGCTGGAACCGTCGATTGTATTGCAGAATACGAGGGTGAATTAGCAATAATTGACTTCAAGACTTCTAAAAAACCGAAACCAAGAAATTGGATCGAAAACTATTTTGTACAATGTGCGGCATATGGATGTATGTTGTATGAAATGACTGGTATTCCGGTCAAAAAATTTGTAATCATCATGGCTTGTGAAAATGGAGAATGCGTCGTCTATGAAGAAAGAGACAAATCAAAGTACATCAAACTTCTTACCGAATACATTAGAAAGTTTGTTACAGATAAATTGGAACTCTATGGAACCGAATAAGGAACTAGAAAAAGCAATTGCAAGTAAATTTCTAACACCATCTAGGTTTGCACTTGAAATTGAAAAGATTGTTGCAGAAGAGAAAATAAACTATATCGATGCTATTTGTCACTATTGTGAACTTAATGAACTTGATGTAGAATCGGTCACGAAACTTGTATCAAAACCACTGAAAGAAAAACTGAAGTGGGATGCTACGAGACTTAATTTTATGAAAGCAACTTCGAAAGCAAAACTGCCTTTATGATGAGGAATAAATATTAGTGCTTGTCTGTCGTTATTCAAGTAGAATGGGGTCTTTATGACCCTTTTCTTGTATAAATAATTGCAACGACAGTCAAAGCAGAAATGTATTACGTTTATCTCTATTTGAGAGAAGATAGGACGCCTTACTATGTTGGTAAAGGTAAAGGATATAGAGCATATGTTAAGCACTTAATCGGCAACCCGCCACCTAGAGATAGAATAGTAATCGTTGAGAACTTTGACGATGAAGAAGAGAGCTATAAGTATGAAGAGTATCTTATAGAAGTCTATGGTAGAAAGTGTGAAGGCGGTATTCTACTCAATACGAGTGTTGGTGGGAGAAAAAGAAATAGTCGGTATAGAGAAACTGAAGAAGAGTTTAAAGAAAGAAGAAAAGATATTGTTAAAAAATATCAACAATCTGAAAAGGGTAGAGAAACTTATAATATATGGGTCGATGAAAACAAAGATCGGGTCAAAGAAATAAAGAAAAAGTATAGAGATAAAAATAAAGAAAAACTAAACGAGAACGCGAGGAACTCTGAACGCAAGAAGGTGGCAAATAAGATTTATAGGGAGAATAACAAAGAGCGTATCGCAGAAACACAAAGAGCATATCAACAAAAGAATAAAGAAAAGTTGAAAAAATATCACAGGGAATATTACCACAGAAGAAAAAAACTTGACTCCGAACTTAAAGACTGATATAATATATACAGTTGAAATGTGAAAGTTGAAGGTGACCCCGTATCAAGTTTATTGTGAATACCTTGCTTTGAAATCGCATTTTAGTAATAGAAAATACGATTATTTCAAATACAATAAAAAGGTAAGGGCTTCTCTTCAATCTTATTATAAAAGGAAAGACCGTTATTTCTTTGAGAAAACAAGTCGTAAATATAAGGACGAAGAGATTGTTAATTTTTTGGTCGCAAACTTTGTAGAATCTACTAGTGTAAATCAGGTATGGATTGGAGAAATTATCAGTTCTGGAGAAAGAACCTATCAAGATTGGACAAAAAGACAACAGAGTTTGACTTACTTGTTCAAAGAACAAAGCAACGAATTACTCTCGAACAACGAATTAGAGAATCTATTCAGTTGTTCGAAAGGTCATCCAACAATCTTAAAAAGGTTTCTTGGTGGAGACATAAGTCTTGAAACTTTTGTAATCTATGATAGAATATTCTCATTCAGAAAGAAGTTTGATAAAGAACTGAAAGATCCTGTATGGGAAACCGTAAGTTTAAAACTACAGAAGTATTCTCCCTTTCTAAATATTGATGTCTTTAAGTTTAGAAAGATTTTGCGGGACATTGTAAATGAGTGACTTTTTTGATTCTGAGATCATTCAGGAAGAACTGAGTGAAATCAATGAAATGCAAGAAAAAATCTACGAGAGTTTTATTACTTTCGGTAATATGTCCCGTGAACAAAAACTTGAGCACGTTGAAATACTTACAAACTTGCTTGAAAAACAGCAAGTGATGTATACAAGATTATCTCTTTCTGATGACCCAAAGGCCATCGAAATGAGAGATAATCTACGCAAGTCAGTTTCAATGATGGGTTTCCCACCAGAGACTGATATGATGACTTTATTCAGTAGTATGAATGCTACAATCAAATCTCTCAAAGACTATATTGACGACTGAGAGAATTTCTGCTATACTATCCGAGTAAATCCAAAACATCCAAACTAATCTAAGGTAATCTAAATGTCTTTTGCTGATCTTAAGAAGCAATCCAAACTGGGTTCTTTGACACAAAAACTGGTCAAGGAAGTCGAAAAAATGAATAATGCAGGTAGTTCAGGTGATGAACGTCTCTGGAAACTAGAATGTGATAAAGGTGGTAATGGTTATGCCGTTATTCGTTTCCTTCCTGCTCCTGAAGGTGAAGACCTTCCATTCGTCAAACTCTATTCTCATGCCTTCCAAGGTCCTGGTGGATGGTATATTGAAAACTCTCTGACGACTCTGAGTCAGAAAGACCCAATGTCAGAATACAACACGATGCTGTGGAATAACGGCACTGATAGTGGTAAAGACCAAGCACGTAAGCAGAAACGTAAACTGACTTATGTTGCAAACATCTATGTTGTAAAAGATCCTGCTAATCCTTCCAATGAAGGTCAAGTATTCTTGTATAAGTTCGGTAAGAAAATCTTTGATAAGATTACTGCCGCAATGCAACCTGAGTTTGAGGACGAGGAAGCAATTGATCCATTTGACTTCTGGCAGGGTGCTAACTTCAAACTGAAGGCAAAGAATGTTGCCGGTTATCGTAACTATGATTCTTC